TCCAGGCGTCGCGGGCGGCACACATGTCGCGGTAGTTATCACTTGAGAGGGGCATTTTAAATCAAATGGTGGAAGATCAGGCTGTAATATTTCACCCGCCACTACGCTAGGGATCTTGGGTTTGAACAGGTGGTCATTACCCCACTTTACATTCCCAATCTCATCAAGAGTCTTGGCAGAATCCAGTCCTGCTTCGATAGCGTTGATCTCGTCTACGCTCGAATCCAACAACTTGCACATCGCTGATAACAGGCCGTCAACATCATCCTGGGGATATGGACCACGCAAAACCCGATAGTCTTCGACCCCACCCGTGTATTTGAGGTTGGGATGGGTGGCTTTGAGGATACGCAGAACAGCACGGCAATATGCCCCAATGATGGGGGTCTTTGCGTCTGTAACCATGTACCCAGTAGCCCGATTGAAGGCTGCTTGTTCTATCGAGGTGCCTCGGGGGGCCATGCTCAGATGGAGTTTCGGCAGAGTCCGTAGGGGGTCCTGCATAGTTGTGTCATTGGTTGGGTTGACATACACGCGTCCCAAGAAGGTGATGAGGTCACCATCCAAGGGATACACGACGTCAGACTTAAGCTTATGACCCAACTTTGCGGCTACTTCCTCCAGAGCTTTCGCGTACCCGGGGAAATTAACCCTGATCCTGTCATCAGATGCACCTAACACCCAGTTGTTTAGATTCTTCCACGCCATTTTGGGCGTCTGTCCTAGTTGGCGTAGTGCAATATAATCATGACGCAAGGTCACGAGATTGTTGTCGTTGGTTGTTCCTGGAGAACCACTTAGCTGGGAGGTTCCCGGATTATACACCACGCCGTTTGCCGTAGTCCCTTTCGCAGGCCTATCCTTCCGCAATATTTCCATAAGCTGTACCTTGTAGTCTGGATGGACCCAACGCATGTAGGCTTTCTCTTTGAACCGCTTGTCGTCATCTGATACGTTACCATCAAGCCGATGGTAATCAGAGAGAATCAATCCATACGGATGAGACATCAAGTGCTGTACACGCGCAACAATTTCCGAGGGTGTCATAGACGAACCGAACCACGGATAATTCTTCAACACCGTATCCTTGAAGGGGTACGTGAATGTGCTGTAGAGGCTCTGGTGGGCAGAGTCAACCGTGCTGATGTTTCTCGGGTCGGTCGGCGCATTGTATGCTTCCTTCTTGATAAAAGACTTGACGTTGTTCTTGTAGCCATAGGTCAAGGAGGCAGCGACTATAGCAGCGCGGCCTTTTTGAGCGGGCTTTGTCTGCCTAGCGTTGACTTCCTCAATCGTGATGGGTACGCCTAATCCGGGGGTAGGGATCAAGAACTGCAAAAGTTCATTGTCATAGCCTTGCCACCCAACGGGAGTCTTTGCTGTGTTGATACATGCGGTGACTCGACCAGAAATGGAGGCAACGTCATTGTTATACGACTTGACAGGGACAACGGCTGGTGCAGTTACAATCGGAGGTGTTGTTGCCATTCCAACAGTTTTACCATCCTCGTGGACTAGACCTTCAAGGGTTTGAAAGCCATGTACAGGAATGGTTGAAGTGTTGACGACAGTGTCACCACCAATTGATTCTAACACGTCAAAAAGCAGGGGTGCAAGTAAGGAGGCTTGCTCGATGCGCTGTGACACCAGAATGCGCTCAACGTCGCTAATAGCTGGGTTCTTAGAGTACTTCCTGCGGGTCCGCAACGCGTCGAAAACCATTACTGGAATCGTCGCGCTGCTGGTCCCGTGCGGGGGTGCGATGGATACAGTTCCCGCGACGACGTTGCGCACAGTGGTGGCCCCGCCATTACAAGGTTTGAAACGCGTAATGGGAGGGTCAGCACGACGTGAGCACGTGTGGCGGGGGAAATATGCAGTGGGATAGAAGCCCACTACGCGCCTGGTAGGATCAGCGGAAAGGACATGCTGCTCGATGTTGTACAATATCATGTTGCCATGGATACCGCGCACCAGGATAGAGTCACCTTCATACTTCCACAGAGGATGTATGTAAGTGGCTCCACCGGAGACACTGTAGTGTAGGAGGTTGTCCACAAAATGGTAACGGCAATCAAGCGCTTGACCTGCCGCTTCTGTAGGCACAAAGGTGTACAGAAGCATGGGCAAACCATAACGCAGATATTCGTTTATGTCACAGTAGTAGTCAACGTCAACAAACACTAGTACATGTTTATCGGTCAGCACGTCGTTCCTGAATTTCTTGTCTAGATCCTTAGACATGTAATAGTACCTACATCCATCATACTTATCCCTTTTTGACATCGAGACACTATAGGGTGTGAAGCCTGCGCCTACGATGACGTTCTCCATGGCAGCGGCCGTTGCTGTGCGCAAGGCCCCCGCAGAGGGATGAGTGTGTTTGATGTTAGCCCTAAACATGTCTACTGAGACCAGTCTCCGATTAAGCAACTCTTTATAATCAGGAGGGGCGCGTCGATACTTGCTGGCTAGCTCGCTCCTCTTAATGAGGTCACTACCAATCCACTTTTTAGTGAGGAGCCGGCCCCAACGCTTAATTGTTGGAGTCTCGCCGAGTCGTATAGGCCCACACTTAGAGCGTGGGACTGATAGACCAGCGTCGGTTTGCACGTATCTGCTGGATGCAGATCTGCCACTCCTAGCAGACCTGGGATTTGGAGCAATGCCTTGCTCGCTTGTTTGGGTTTGTTCAGTATTCATTTTGTTTTATGAGTCTTAAAC